TGTTACCCACGAAGCCTAGAGAGCTCGGTCTTACGACCGACCTCTTTAGTGCCAAGGTAGCCCAGAGTACTCCGGGTACGGTCCGCGTAAAGCAGACCCTACTTGGCGAAATAGGTCGAGCATTGAATCCGGTGTTAGCCGGGATTCTAGCTCGAGTGCGTTATACGCACACACAGGCCCACATCTTGCAAGGTGTCTGGAATGCATTCCGGACCTTTTACTTGATGTGGCTTCCGAAGAAACTTAACGACAGGTTTAAGTTGGACCGCACGACATATCGTGTGATCCTCAAAAACCTCGTTTGGTTACTCAAGACCCCCCACACGGTGAACAGCAAATTAGCGGAACTGAAGCTCTGCTTTAATGCTGTCCGCCGTGGTTTGATCGTCGAAGGTTATGACTCTACAGAATCATTCCGACGACTTTCAGGGGTTTGGCGATGGGGTGGACATATTAGTCCGTCCCACTTCGGGTCCGATAGGTCCCGAAAACAGTTCCTCTGGTCGTTTACGACCATTGGTCGCGCGCTCCCCGCTCGACCGGTTAACAAGAATGATTATATCAAGTTTGCTAACCGATTGAAGCAGAAGAGAGTCATAGACTTCCTCCTGAAGGAGGAGTTGCGCGAATTCGTTCGCGAACTTGATTGGAGTGAGATGAGCGGGGACCTATCGGTCTCTACTTCAGCCTCTCTCCAACACTCCCGTAAATTGGGGGGCCCACAGGTCCTCCTATCTACGGACGTTCGTGAAACTATGAAAACTGTTACGCCAAAGTGGTCTTGGTGGTCGGACCTTGGTAAGGCCCTCCACAATGGGCAGGTACGCCCACTCAAAACCTCTGTGAATAAACTGGTCTGCGAATTAGCGGACCAAGCCATTCCAGAGGCTAGAGTTGTCGGCGTACCTGAACGCGGATGGAAAACGAGATTCGTCACAACTAGTGATGAAAGGTTAACCATCGCGCTCACACCCATTTGTAACCAAATGCGAAGAGTACTTCGAAAGATTCCCGAATGCCGGGGAAGCCAGCTCGATGATCATGTTTATCTAACTAAGATCATTCGAGCTTTGAACCATCCGTTAGAGGAGGGGTATGAACCGTTGACCTGTAGGTCGACGGATCTCTCCACCTCAACGGATACGATTCCATTCGGTGTTTCCGAAGCAGTTGTAGGAGGTTTCCTTGACTGGCTCGGTACACGTGTGGATCGTGGTTCGGAACAATACCGGAGGCTGGAGAAGCTATTGTATGAGTCTGTTGGCCCGTACAAGCTGATTACACCAAAAGGTCCCTTTACAACATGTTGCGGGGTCCTAATGGGTACTCCAATCTCGTTCATTATTTTGAACATTGTCCACTCCTTTATCCTTCGACGCTCGGTACGTAAACCGGGCCTCGCTAGGGCAAAGGGTGACGACGGACTTTTACTCTCGAAGAATGGTGTGGGATTTGACTCCTATACTATTCTCCTTGAGTCGATGATCGCGAAAGTTAACCGATTCAAAGACTATGTCTCTAAATCGGCTTTCGTTTTCCTCGAACGCCTAGTGATCCTCGATGAGGGTAGATATACCCTCGTCGGAGTTCCGCCTATGCGTCAAGTCCTGTCGTATGATGGACAATCGGTGACGGTTAAAGAGTTAAGTTCTCTCGAACCAGCGATGTATCGCCGGTTAGCTCGAGGAACTACTCTAACCCGTGCCTCTGGCATCAAAACTCTGTGGAAGAAAGGAGTATTCCCCTTCATTCCCCTGAGCCTTGGTGGCGGAGGGTTCCTTCCGGTTCTGGCTTATCGTCCTTTTAGGACGATTCCCCGTTGGGCTCGTCAGCTCTACCAATACCTCCTCGAAATCGAGGAGCCTGAGACCCTGGCCCTTCTCCTACAACGAATCCACTATAGTGTGACTCGGGAGAGGGACCGCGTCGGTTTCGATCTAGCCGAGGAGAGGTACAACAAGTACTTTTCTCCTATGGCTAGTGACGATCCCGACGAGATCGAGATTGCCGACAAAGTTGTCAGCATTCAAGACTGGGTATCTGGTTGTATTGGCGGGATCATCAAGGCACAACTTCTTCTAAACCCAATTTTGGTTCGGAAGACGTTTAATGCCCCCGTTCGTAGGCTTTATGCGATTTACCGTCGCGTTAAGCCCACGTGCGGGATGGTCCCAAAGAGTGGTTCCGTACTTGAGTACCTTCAACGCCTGCAGGCGAAGATGGACAAGAAAGTTGCGGTTCCGAAGACAAGCCCAATTGGCTTAGGAATGCCTGTGACCTATATTTTGCCGGTTGCACATGTGCGACTGGCACAGGACTGATCTAGTCCTGGCGGGTTCCCCTG